ATCCGTTCATTTTGCGCTCATGTTCCAGTTTGAGGGCGACGAGAAGGCGACGCGCCATGTCATGTACAACTGCGTTGCGTCCCGTCCGACCACGAACGGCAGCACCAAGGAGTCCAGCATTGAGCCGCAGACCGAAACGATCAATCTGACCGCGACGAGCATTTACAACGCCTCGCTCGACAAGGACATCGTCAAGGCGCGAACAGGAGACAGCACCGACAGCACGACCTACAGTGGTTGGTTTACGTCGGTCTACACGCCGACCGCTAGTACCTAATAGCCACAACAAGGAGGAAAGCATATGTTCAACACGGTGAAAATCGGCGACAAAGATGTTCCGATGCTTGCGATGGCATCCGTTGATGTCTATTACAAGCACTGTTTCGGCTCCGATCCGCTTGTCGTTCAAGCGCAGGACAATCCGCAGATTTCAGATGTTATCGCGCTGTTCCAGCGGCTCGGATTCATTATGGCGAAATTTGCAGAAACCAAGAGCCGGAAAGAAATGCTCAAACTGAACGAGGAGTCCTTCATTGACTGGATTGAACAGTTTGACAGAACCGACTTGATGGAAGCACTACCGGGCATTCGCGCCGTGTATGATGGCGAAAAGGTCACGGCTTCACAGGAAAAAAAACAAGCCGACTGATTGACCGACCTTGGACAACTGCATTGTTCCTACTCCGGGCGACTCAAATTGGACTAAAAATAACCGATTTGGATTGCTTGGAGTATGGAACGGTGATTGATATGTTCACTGAAGCGGCGAACGATCAATACGATTATCCGTCAAAGGCGACACAATCTGACTTTGATCGGTTTTAAGCCGCTCTGCGAGGTGATTAAATGGCATCCAGAATTGCTGGAATCACAATTGAAATCGGTGGAAACACAACCAAGCTGCAAAAGAGTCTTGACGGCGTAAACAAGAAGCTGAAGTCTACTTCTACGGCTCTTAAGGACGTAAACAAGCTCTTAAAGCTGAATCCCGGTAACACCGAACTATTAACACAAAAACAGAAGAAATTAACCGAAGCAATCACGCTCACCAAAGAGCGCCTTGAACAGCTCAAGAAAGCGCAAGACAGCGTCCAGAAGGGGAGCACCGAATGGGACGCGCTTCAGCGCGAAATCATCGCGACCGAAGGCGATCTTAAAGGTCTTCAAGCAGAAATGCGGAACTTCGGCAGCGTATCGGCTCGACAGCTCAAAGCCATTGGCGGCAAGCTGAAAGAAGCTGGCGGCAAGATTGAAGACGTTGGTCGGAAACTTGCTGGCGTTTCTGCCGGAGCCGCTGCTATTGGCGCTGGGCTGCTCAAACTTGGTTACAATGCCGTACAGAGCGCCGACGATTTGAATACGCTCTCAAAGCAGACCGGAATCAGCACCGACGAGCTTCAGAAGATGCAGTATGCGTCGGATCTGGTCGACGTTTCGCTTGAAGACATTACCGGAGCGCTTCGGAAGATGAAAGCCAAAATGGACCCGGCGAACGAGTCCTTTGCGGCCCTTGGCGTTTCCGTCGTGAATGCGGATGGTTCTCTCCGTAGCGCGACGGATGTTTTTTACGATTCTGTCAAGGCTTTGTCTGGTATCTCGAACGAAACAGAGCGAGATCAGATTGCAATGGCTCTGTTTGGCAAGAGCGCAGACCAATTAGCCGGAATCATTGACGATGGCGGTGCGGCTCTCCGCAAATACGGCGAAGAAGCCGAAAACCTCGGCCTGATCATGTCGGGCGACACGCTTGACGCGCTGAACAAGACGAACGACACCATTGACCAGCTAAAAGCCGAGATGTCCGGGACGATGGCACAGATTGGAGCGGATGTCGCAACCGTTCTGGCTCCGGCTCTGAAGACGGCTGCGGAGTTTATCGGCAAGATTACAGCGAAGTTGCGCGAACTGACACCGGAGCAGACGGAAACCATTTTGAAGATCGTCGGAATTATTTCGGTCGTTAGTCCGTTGATTATTCTCGGCGGCAAGATTGTTACCGGAATCGGAGCGTTGATTTCCGGTTTCGGCGCTGTTTCTGGTTTTATCACGGCAACATTGATCCCAGCAATTGGCGGTCTGCTGCCCGTTATCGGTTCTGTTCTGGCGGCTGCGGCTCCCTTCCTCATCGGCGGCGCGATCATCGCTGGCATCGTCGCCGGAGTGATTTACATCGTCAAGCATTGGGAAGAAATCAAAGCTGCGGCGGCCGAGCTGAAAGATAAGGTCGTGGAGAAGTGGGAGAACCTTAAACAATCTACGACTGAAAAGTGGGAAGAAATCAAGCAGACCACGCAAGAGAAATGGCAAGGCATCAAACAGGATGTACAGGACAAAGCGTCCGGCATCAAGGAAGATGTCCTCGGCAAGTGGGAAGAAATCAAGAAGAACGCGAAAGAAAAGTGGGAAAACATCAAGCAGAGTATTGTCGGCCCGATTGAAGCGGCTCAAGAGCGCATCAGAAGCGCAATCGAGAAAATCAAGGGTTTCTTCGATGTGAAACTTGAATTTCCGCACATCAATCTTCCACACTTCAACATCTTCGGCGGCGTTCCTCCTTGGGGACTCGGCGGCAAAGGTCAAAAGCCGTCAATCTCCATCGACTGGTACAAGAAAGCATATCAGAATCCGGTTCTGTTCCGTCAGCCGACCGTGTTGCAGACCAGTGCAGGACTCAAAGGATTCGGCGACGGAGCCGGAGCCGAAATTGTCATGGGTCTGGATAAACTGCGGCAGCTCGTCGGCGCGAACCAGCAGCAACCGAGCGTTCAGATCGGCAAGGTCGACATTGTGATCGAAGGAGCCGGAAAGAACGCCGACCAGATTGCAAGAGAATTGCAGAACATCCTAAATCGAAAGGCGGTGGCTTACGCTTGAGAAGCACGATTTACTTCAACGGAAAATCCTCTGCCGATTTCGGTTTGATCGTTGAATACTACCCCGAATCCGTTCATGCGGCTCGGCGCGGCGAGTTGATCCCGATTCCGGGCCGCAACGGTGTTATCATCCGCGAAGACGGCGCGTATGATACCTACTCGCAAACCTTCCAGATCTGGTTCAGAAACACTTTGAACCGCGACACATTCCAAACGGCGCGAGATGTCGCAGAATGGCTTCTAGGCGCGTCTGGATTCTGTCGGCTAGAAGATACATATGAACCAGAACATTTCCGTCTGGCTCGATTTGTGGGGCCGCTGAACGTAGAAACCGTGTTGAAGAACCACGGACGGGCGACGCTCGAATTTGATGTTCAGCCGCAACGCTACCTCAAGAGCGGCGAAACCCCGCTCACGTTCACTGGCGGCTCGTCTGCGACCATTATGAACCCGACGCAGTTTGAAGCGCGTCCCTTGCTGAAGTTTTCCAATGTGTCATCCTCTCCAAATCCCGAAGTGCAGACGCTGACAATGCGCGAGAACTATGTCATCTTGCCAAGCGGCAAGGTGCGCGATGCGTCCACGATCAATCCCGGTTACGCCGTCAGCAATCCAGTTAACTGCTCCGGGAAAGAATTTGCCGTCATCACTGGTAACGGCTATGCGTTCTATGACAGTAACGGGGAAACACGCGAGGGCGGCTTCACACAAACTGGCGGATGGAGTAACGGCGCTACCAGAACGAATTACAGACTGCAAGTCCCGTCATGGGCATCGACCATCGTTGTGTCCAGAGCCAAGGGGAGCAGTTCTCAAGTTGGCTTGTCTCTGGTTGCATACCGTGATAACCCCGGCGCGGCGGCAGTGAACATCAACGGCGTTGTGGTCAATCTGGATTTCACCGAAAGCGATGTCATCTATCTGGATTGTGACCTGCATGATGCTTACTATGAGGGCGGCGGCAATGCAAATAGCATGGTCAGCTTCTCGTCGAGCGTCACGGCTTATCCTACGTTTCCCGGTCTTGTTCCCGGCGTGAACACCATCATTCCAAGCGGCGCGCCGAATCTCGATTTTGAGTTAACGCCGCGATGGTGGACGGTATAAGAAACGAGGTAACTGTATGATTCCTGTTCTTTACCCATCAACAGAAACATCGTTCACCACAAACGGTCTCGGCGGTCTGCCGGACGCGATCTCTTGTGTCGTGACGGAACAGCGCAACACACAAGGCGGCTATTATCTGGAAATGGACTATCCGATTGACGGCTTGCATTACGATCTGCTTGCACCAGAGCGCATCATCTACGCCGCGCCGTCTATGGGCAACACGCCGCAACCGTTTCGGATTAGTCGCATTACAAGACCCATCAACGGCATCGTGCATATCGAAGCACCGCACTTGTGCGCGGAACTCCAAAAGCTAACTTCGTGGGGCATCGACACCGGAACGAACATTCAAGGCATGATTTACAACCAGTTTTACCGCGCTCGGCAGCTTGGGCAGACCGTTCCGTTCTGGTGCAATACTGACATTACGGTTGAATCTGATGTGACCTTCTCCCATCCCGAACCGACTTCGCTTGCTGACATTCTGCTCGGCTCTGAAGGCTCGGTTCTGGATGTGGTCGGCGGTGAGTATGAATGGGACGGATACCACATTCTGCTTCACCGTCAGCGCGGCGTTGATTCTGGTCTTGAGATTCGTTACGGCGTGAATATGTCCGACCTCGAAGCTGAAACCGATGCAACCGAATTGGTGACAGCTTGTGTTCCGTTCTGGAAAGGCACGGTTAACGAGCAAGATGTGGTCGTGATGGGCGATATGTGTACCGCTGACAATGCGTCTGCATATGCCTATGTGCGGTGTGTTCCGCTCGACGTTTCCGAACAGTTTGAATTAGACCAAGACGAGCAGCCGACAGCCGCGCAGGTCACGGCGAAGGGACAAGCGTTCATCAACAGCACAAGCCGAAAGCTGTTGCAGACCTCTATTCGCGTCAGCTATGAACCGACCACAAGCGGCATCGGAGAGCGTCTGATTAACCTCTGCGATACGGTGCGCGTGGTCTACCCGGACTTGAACGTGTCGAGCATCAGCAAGGTCGTTGAGACTCGGTTCAATACGTTGACCGAACGATATGACGAACTGACGATTGGCACGATCCGAAACAACATCGTTGACACTATCGCCGGGTTGATCAGCGGTGGCTCTGGGTCTGGCGGCTCTTCTTCTGGCAGTAGTGGTGGTTCTTCTGGTGTAAAGACTTGGAACGGAATGGACGGCGATGTTTTATACACGCCGCCTGTTACAAGTGTGAACGGCAAAATTGGTGCTGTTGCATTAACTGCTGATGATGTAGGTGCGCTTGATGATATTGAGGATGTAATATACGACATCAATTCGGAATTTCATGCAGATACTTCCGACCATTACTTCACGTTTGCAAGCGGCATCAACTCATCCACGATCCTAACCGCGCTGAATGACGGTAAGTTGCCAGTAGTGCGGAACAACTACGGTTCTCTAAAGCGCAAGTGGTACTTTTCCGATTACAACAACGACGGAAATGACATCTACATCCAGTTTTTCAGAGAAACGCAATTTAGTCGCGAAGTCATGCTGTACACGGAGTCAGACGGCAAAGCTTACATTGATTCTGTTAGTCTATCATCGTTTCAGAAAAAGCCTGTTGTTGTGTGGGAAGTTGCGGACGCATCGCAAGGACTAATCGCGCTGAACGCTAACATCTCGTCAAGTCTCGCATGGCAGTTGACAGGCTTGAATCTCGCGCCGTACAAGCGAATTAAAGTCTACGCCAAAGCAGGTCGAAAAACCGGAGCGATGGCGGCAGATTCGTCTATCGTAC